GCCGAGCCGAACGGCCGGTTAATCGTTATGGTAACCCCCGTATGCGAAATGATTGTCCGCCTGGCCGAGCCGACCACGATTTCGCCGCCGTGACCGAAATCATACGCGCTTGCCCCGAACTCCGTCGCCGTAATAGTAATCCCATCTATCGTATCGATCGTATCGATGATCTTGTACGCTTCTTTGTTGAGTCCGCAGCGATAGCCGAACAGCTTATGACCGCAGAGCCTCATGCACCGCCTGCGGCCGCCGACGAAAGGCAGGTCCGAACTTCTCGGCTCGAAATAACACGTGGGCACGGCGTTGCCGTCGAATTTCACGTTAGTCAAAAACCCCCTGAAACAAGTTGTAAAAAATGTGCTGTGTCCCCTGTAGCTTGTCAGTGTAACTTCCTCTTCCGGAACGCCGGCGACGCATATAGCCCCGAGCGCGTGACCTTTCGGCAATTTTAACTCGACGCCGTCCTTCGGTATTTCGCCCGTCTGCTCTATTTCGCTTTGCTTGCATGTCACAAATTCGTAGGTATGGCCGAGAAATTCTTTGTCCTCGGGACCGCTGGTGATTCGCCAATGCGTAAGCCCCATAGCGATATCGAACAGCTCTACCGGCCTGCCTTCCGCTGCGGATTGTTCGTAATCTTCGTATGTCATGCCTTCACCGCATGTAGCTGCGTATCGCAGACAAGCTCATGAGCCCCATTCCAAACAAACTCTACCTCATCGCCCGCCCGCCTCAGCTTGTCCAGCCAGGATATCACGCAATCGCCCGGCTCCACCGCCATATCCAGATCGCTGTCGATTGATATGATCTCCACGGCCCCCGATTTGACTATCCCCGTGACCTCCCTGTAAAGCTGCGTGCCGTCCGGAAATATGAAGGCGATATCGGTCCGCAAATCATTGACGCCCATATTGTCGGCAAGCCCGATGTTCTCGATGTTAAAGCTCGTATCGGCCGCCCCGAACCCTTCCGCAAGGACCATATCTTCCTTGTGTGTCGCCACGTAAAACGTTCCCTGCTGCCCGAGCAGCGAATGAATGAATTTCCGGAAATCCCAGCAAGCGGCCTTCGTGTCCTTGTGAAACAAATGGGACTGAATGTAGATATTGAAATCGCTGTCCGAAAAGAAGTCGAAATCGCCCGCCTTATAGTCCTGCAGATAAGCATCGGCATCGGATGATTTGCTTTGAGTCGGATCGACGGCCGTTGCCTCGGTAAGAACCGGCAGGCCCTTGTAGGTAGTCGCCGGCGTGAAGCCCGTCAGCAGAATATTGTCCTTGACCGCAAACGAAAAATCAGAGACGGCCAGCCCCGTCGAATGTCCCTTGCGTTTGCTCGAAGCGTCCATCTGTGCGGTCCGTACAGGCATTATGAGCTTAGTGCCTGTAAACGTATTCTGTACCGGGTTCGACAGCGTAAGGCTTCCCTCGGCAACCGTATCGACCTGGACCACTTCGCAACTATCCTCGGACTGCCAGATGGCGGCCAGGCTGTCGTCTCTGAAGTCGGCATTTGTCGTATCGACCGTGATAGCCATATCGGTAGCATTGATCGCCCCGGTATGCACAACCAGCTCAGGCCACACCGGAAGCCCGAAAGAACGTTTCTGCCACGAGAACAGCATGGCATCGAGTCTTGCCTGCTGCTTTTCGCTCTCCATCATAACGGAAAATCGGAAGCCCTGCCGCGGTATCGGCCGTATAGACATGCGCTGCTCCGAGCCGTCCCTGCCGACAAGCACGTCGGTCAGGAAAGCCAGGGTTTCTTTTAACGGCCGCTGAGGACGCCACGGAAACAATATCACCCTGGTCCCGGACAGCAAAACAATACAATCGTTCGCATCCGTAAACTCGAACGTGATCGAGCCTTCGAACGTAGGGCTGCCCCCCTCGAACGGAACCTCTATTGTGAACGTAGTGTATTCGAGCGCATCAAGATTGAAAGGCGTCGCCAGTCCCGTCAAGTCCCATTCATCGCCGTTTACCTCAACGATATCCGAGCACGTTTTTTGAACGAAGTAAGCGTTCCAAACAATAATCTCATCGGTTATCAGGGTGACTATTGCTCCGAAATGCAGCGTAGCCGGCATGACATGGATTCGGTAATAGTAATCGTCAAGGAAGGAATCGACCTTCGTGCCCGTCCGGGCCCGCTCGATCTGCTCGACGGGCAGGTAGTTATGCCACGAAACTGATCCAAGTGGAATGACCGACTCCAGCATACACACATCCACAGGGCTGACTACGGTATTGTCGATAATGGTTGCCGAGCAGCGCAAAGTGTCCTCGACAAAAATGGGCGGTGTCAATATTCCTGTCCATGTGGCCATTATTCATCTTTCAAAAACGCAAAACCAGAACCCACATTTACAGGGTCCGCTTCCAAGCTATCATCATGGAATGCGACCCACGTTTCGGCTCCGTACGTTATTTCCTCGCCAGAGTCATAGATAGTGACATTCAAATATCGCACACCTTCCGGCCAGCCTAACAGTGAGTAATTGTCGTCACTTCTTCTGAGAAGCGTATAAAGAGGACACATTGCAGACATCGCGTTATAAGCATCCGGGGAAAGCGAATAAAAGAATGAAGCTAATCCTCCTCTATGCTTTGTTGGTGAATAATCACCAGCGCTTGGACATGGAAATATTATTTGATCATTCGCAGGAGCTACTCCGCCACGGCCCGATATTCTCCAACTTGCCACGCTATCAACGTTTACATATACCGCTCCATTAAGTTCTCCTGTCTGTGAAGGCACGCTAACAAAGTACCTTGAATCATCGTAATTAAAAGTGCCCTGATAATCATACCAAGGTCTTCTGCTGCCCATCGAAGCCGTGAAGTATTGACCGCCGGTATAAGCTCCCTGTTTAACAAGCAAACCAAAACTCATAAACTGGAATTTTCCCGCTGTTATCTCGACCACGATATGGACCGACTCGCCGTTGAAAAAGAAATAATAAGCCGGAATCGCCGTTGTTGACATTGGCGACATTACATTGCCAAAAGATTTATCACTTAAATCTGCATTTTCAGGATATCCCGGTTGAACATGCCAAAGTTCACCACCATCATACCCGGTCGATCCATTGACAATAAGACCTGTTACCGTACCATCCGCTCCTGAGTAATTATCTTCTGTGATTAAAGTCACTCCGGTTTCGGCAATGGCCGAACGAAAGTTGAAATACATAACAGTTGCGTCACCCGCTGTCTTATGAACATGCAATCTATACCCGGCACCAACCGCTGAATGATCATCAACTGTCCAGCCCTCGGCCAGCAATGCAACCCGCAATTTATCCAACAGGTCATTCGGGCCCGTCGATGTTCCTGCGTAATATCCCATATTTTATTACTCCAGTAATAATGCCCAGAAATCGCTTCTGTCGGCGTTTGGCACTATAGGAAACGCCACATAGGTGTCACCGTCGATTATAAATGTATCCTCGGCCGCAATCCCGCCAAAGGCCGGTACTGCAAACACGCCTTGAAGTGGACCGAAAATATGTTTACTCGGATTGCCTATCATCGGTACCGCATTAAACACTGGATAACTTCCGTCGATGTTTTCTCGTAATTTAGTGCTGAATACATCCTGATAATATGATTCAAATTGATCTGAACAATTGTAAGGCCATACAATATTTGTATTCTGTAATGTGGAACCTGTTTTACCAAATATTTTTATCCAGCTTGTCCCCTGTAAAACCTTCAGTGTTGCGTAATCCTGAGTCGTATCAAATATTGACGCCGTACATACAGTCGCTGCGTTAGCGTAAGGATTAGCAAATCCGCGATGACTGGCATGAACTGAACTATAACGATTATAAGCAACCGTTGCATCCGGACACGCCGCACCGCCAACAACCATCGGGTACGGAAACTGAGTCGGCAGGCCGTAAGGCAAAGCGAAGCCGAGATAACCGGCAGGATAAACCGTCGAGACTTTCGGCACAACAACGAATCGCCTGCCGTTGGCGACGAGCCAGTATTGAATCTTGCCCTGCCACAAAAGCAATCGGGCCATCCTGCCCTGAGTCAGTCCCGGCATGTACTGTAATTCAACATCCGAATAGCTCGTCATTCCGGCTATCCGCCAGTTGTAATAATCGTCACCAGCCGATTCGACCGTCTGAATGGCCGAGTAAATCTCATCGGTCCCCGCCGTGCCCGGGCCCATCAGGATCAATTCGTAGCCGCCGGCGCCATCGTAATCGGTATCGTACCGCATGGCCGTATATAACTCGGTCGCACCCAAACCATCGGCAACGTCGAACGTGAACGAATCGGTAGCGACAAACGCCGTATCGCCCGCGATTATTGTAAACGCAACTATCCCGTTATCGTAAGGCGTCCCGACCGTAGCCGCCGCCTGGGCCCCCGAAACAGATCCGGTGACAGTAAAGTTAGTAGCCGATGTCGCCGTAAGCGTCCAGGTCTCATCCACAGGGCTCGTACTGGCCCGCTCTGCCGAGACGTAGCCATCACCCGTATTGGCACCCGCTGCGATATCATAGGCCATCTTGGCGTCGCACAGGAAGCCCTTGACCGCTATCAGTAAATTCTTATGACCGTCTGCATATCCGATTTTGAAAGCCATATCAATTTCACCTTAACAAATTCCGGTTACGGATTGCGTGTTGGATGAAAACTTTCTCGCCCTCTTTGCTTTTCATTTCCTCAATTATTGCTTGCCGTCGGTCATCCACGATAATACTTCTGACGTGAACCTCAATCGGCCGATCTGTTTTTTGTGTGCCCCCGGCCCCTTTCGGAATCACCCTTTCTCCTCTCTGCAGGATCGCCGGCACTTCATCGGACCCTAAATGAAATCTCGGCGCGTTCGCGAACGTCCCGAACGGAACCGGCTTTCTGACACCGTCAATACCGGCTATACCGCCGCCGTGCAGAAAATACGGATTGCCTCCGCCCGCCGCCGATCCGCCTGCGGTTATCATACTACCGCCGCCAGGACCATAAAAGCCAAGCCCACTCAGAGTACCATACATTATTGACTCAGCAAGCATCTGTGACGCCATCCTCGAAAAAGCTCTGCCAATATCCTGAGCAAAGCCTGTCATCGCATCCTTGAAGCTTGCACCTTCGGAAATCATTGAATCAAAAGAGTTGGCCATAGAATATTCAATGGACGCCGCCGCATCCGCCCACTTTTTCGGCATGTCACCCACTCTTTTTTCAAGATCGTCAAAATAGTCATCCAATGAATTTTTTTCATTCTGGTAAGAGTCTTCACTCAATTTTTCAAGCTGATCGTAGTACCAACTATTAAGCAGGGCTTTGTCGTCTATGAATTTAGAATATTCGTCATATTGCAGATCGATAAGTGCCTTCTGCGCATTGTAATAATCATCCCCAAACTCTCCCATGTCACGGTACATATCCGCCGTTATTCGTGTCCGTTGATATGCCAGATCGTTTGCGGCTTTTGTGGCCTCGTCATTTATCTGTATATCTTCTTTTGTAATATTACCAACTGCTTTTAAGGCTTCGCTATATCGTAAAGTTTCTCTCGTAATCCCCGGAAGCTTTTCGAGCCAATTGTCGGCATCCATCGCAAATTGCTGAAAAGGCGAAAGGTTTGTATAGTCCCTTGATCCGGACTCCTGAAATATGCGGTCAATTTCATCTTTCGTCTGTTGCGTAATTTGCTTGAGCCTCGAAGTATCAGGCTTGTATTCTATAAGCGGATAAGCCTCTTCCAAAACAGGCTGAAAGTACCCGGTAGATAATTTTTCGGAAGCCTTCTGGGATGCTCTTTGACGTATAGCCGCCTCAGCTTCTTTGGTTATGCCTCCTGAATATTCCATCTGTGCGAGAAATTCATTTATGAGGCGTCTATGCTCTAAGCCCTGTGCTATTCCTCGCTTTACCCATATACTGATATTGCTGCCCAGAGGCAAAAAGATATCTTCTAACACAACCATCAATGACTTGCCAAAGCCCCTGAACAATTCAAGCGACACATCGAGGCCAAGCTTTATTCCAGCCTTCCAGTCATTCCGCATAAATTCAATGAATCCGCTCAGCTTATCCGCCGCCTTCTCAGCATATTCAATAATTTTTTCTTTATGCTTAAGAATGAGTTCGGTCAATTCAGTCATTTGACCGGCGAATTCCTCGCCAACCTCAACTGATACAATCTTTACGAGTTGCCAGAGACGTCGAAATCTTTGTGCGAGAATGTTCGTATTTTTTCCAAACGCCTCCTGCGTCATACCTGCGGATCTCATAGCTTGCTCATAATCATCGAGATATCCTTTCTGGTCTTGAATAAGTTTACTTATTGATGTTCTCGCTTCAACCTCAGTAAACATATCATTTATAGTCGATACGGAAAGTACGCTGAGCTCTTTCAGTACGCCAGAAAGGCCCTTGGCCGCCAGGGCTTCTGTTGATAATACAATGCCGTGTTTAGCTGCTAATTCAACAGCTTGCTCCTGTTTTCCCTGTAGCGCAATAATGCCCTGCCTTAATCCCGTTATGGCTTCATCTGTGCTTATGCCGCCGCGTGTTATTGTGGCTAAGGCGGCAGATACTTCCTCAAGAGCCACACCCGCACCTGATGATATTGCAGTCACCCGGCCTATAGCTGGAGCCAATTGAGCAAAAGTTGTTTGTCCTTTGTAAACAGTGCTGAACAAAATATCAGAAACACGACTTGCCTTGTCGGCAGCAAGACCATAAGCATTTAAGATTCCGGTTATTGCATAGGTCGCTGTCCCCGTATCTGTTATGCCGGCCTTCGCTGAACGGACTGCTACATCGAGAACCTCGATAGCCTTATCTGCTGAAATTGAGGCCGAAAGAATGTTATACAGACCTTCGGATAGGGTTTTTGTCCCTTCTCCGAATTCTATAGCCATGCCCTTTATCGCCTTCGAATAAGCCGGCATGTATCTCATGGTCTGTTCGTTTAGCATGGTACTGACTTGTGCCATTTGCTCTTCGAAGCTGGAAAATGCCTTAATCGAAAGGCCCATATAAGCCGTTATGGCAAGCATGGCTCGCTTGGCGCTTCGCGATACTTTAGACATTGCCCTATCAAAATCCATAACGCCGGCATGAGCGCCGCTTGAATCAACCTTCAATCGTAATGATGCTACATCTGCCAAATCATTATCCCTTCTCGTTTTGCTCGCTTGCCCAATTCAACCATACCTTATCCATACTCTTTATCAGCTTGAGGTATTCAAGGCGGTCCGCAACAGCGATACCATAAAGCCCTGATATTTTGATAATCTCTCCGGCCAAAAGTGGACATGGGCCGAAACCGTATTGCCTGCATTCATTGATTTGCCAAAACGATTCCCACACATACTCAAGGTCCTCGTAAAGCTCCGGCATATTGTCGAGGGCCGGGGTCGATTTGCCCGCCTCGCTTCGAGCTTTCAGGAATTCAATATCATTGCCCCAGGCTAACTGCCACCTGAGACAATCGCAGAGTTTTTTCCCGACGCCTTCTGAAACTCCTTGCGGAACCATTCTTTTTCATCTGCACTGCCCAAAACGAAAATAGGCATATCCGGAAGAAGTTCGAATATCCTTAAAGCTTCTTTGGGGCTGAAACTTAGCTGCTTACCGTTCTCTGTCAAGTTCTTCCACCCCTTAAGCAAATGCTTTGCTATGGCAGGCTTGATGATTTCGACACGCTCTGTAAACTCTATCCCTTTCGTCCTAATTTTCTGGCGATAGGGCTCTAATAAATCGGAACATGCCTTGCGAAATTCCTGAGAATTTGTATTGCCTATTAAGAGTTCGGTATCGAGATCATATTTAACCCATACGCCCTTATCCTGCTTATCGGGATCGAGCATTAGTTGCTGAATATCAGCCATACAAAAATCCTTTCCTTTCCACTGTTAACGAAACGCTGATAATTGCGCACACTGTTAAGTCGTTTCACAAATTGACTATGCTGCGAACCGAACGATCCTAATCGTAATTTCTTCCGTTCCTTCCATGAACGCCTGGAACGTGCAAGGCACCTTGAAATCGTCGCCAATGCCGGCCCCGGAATGTCTCTGGCCGTCCGTTATCTTCAAGCCAGGCATATCGAACACGTAACCGTTGCCGTCGGCATCCTGAAACACCTTGGCAAGAGAAGTGTTGTCAAAATCCAGGTATTTGTCGTAAAGTGTCTTGCTCTCGTAATAGGCCGTGAATGAACCCGAGACGTTGATACTGTTCGCTCCGAAGCCAAACGGTCCAAGTGTCCCGACCTTCAGGCGTTCTCTCAGGTTGTTATTGATCGTCAAGGAGCAATCGAGCACGTCGATAGCTGCTGCGTTTTCGTAAACTCCCTGAACATGGTCGATGGAGTTCAGAACGTCGTTATCGTTCGGATCCTCGTACCCGTCCCCGCCGCTTGCCGTCTCGGACGTCTCTATCTGTCCCATCACGCCGAAGCTGCCGGTGATAATACCGTTCGTCCCGACGGTGAGGGTCATCTGATTCAGCATACAGCCCTTGAATAATGCAAGCTCTTGTGTCAGGTCCGTATATGTACGCTCGAAGTTGAATGAGTTCTTTGCCACACCGTTGACGATAGAGCTGCCCTGCTTGATTGTGCGTGAGGCTCCTTCCGCTTCGGTAACAAGAGTAGCGTAAACTATAACCTTCGCAGCCGTCGCCGATGCGACCTTAAAGTAGCCGTTATCTGCCGCTGCCGTAAAACCTGAAGCTCTGATCCATTGGTTTGCAACTATGCTCCCGAATCCGTTTCCCGAGTCATTGAAAGAACTGTCACCGCTTGCCACGCTGATCGTAGATGCAGTGACAGTGACCGGGGCCGTCCAGCCCGCCCCTGCCGTCGTCGTCCCGAGAGTCGCTGCGTCAAATTCGTTTGTGCCCGCTGCAAATGTTTCGGTAGTTGCAATGGCATTACCGACCAGTCCGGGCAACATCGCCGTCAAAACAGCAATGTCTGTGGCGAATGCGGCAATTGTAACCGTTGGGTGCGCCGTCATAAGGGCGGCATATCCGGTCCCGGGCGTCCCGCCCAGAACAAAGGCTTCCACTATGCTGGCCTGGGTGTTCGCCGTTGCCGCCCCGACCTCGATATGGCCGTCGATATTATCCAATGCACCATTCATATCGAAGTAGTAAACCTTCGTGTCGATTGTCATCGTATCGCCGTCTGCGCCGGCCGCCTCGGTTCCAAGCGTGACAGCATCGAAAATATTCAAGTCAGAATCGAAGGTCTCTGTTGTCGGTATCGCATCGCCCGCTACGCCCGTTGCTATTGCGGTAACGATAGAATCGTTCGCAGCAAATGCCCCCATTCTAACCAGTGGATGCGGAGTCACAGTTGCCGTGTAATATTCCATTCCCGCGGTCCCGGTACCATTGATCGTGGCGACCACGCTCGCTTGCGTAATCACTGCAGTTGTACCGATTTGAATATCATTGGCCTGGGTCATAATGGTTTTGAATCGATACACAGTCGTGCCGATTGTCATAGTATCGCCATCGATGGGATTCACATCCAATGAGAGCAAACCCTGCGATGAATTACCGCCCGTACAGTTCGTATCGAGAGTCAGCAGGCCCTGGGCCTTGACGTTCGCAGACATTAAAACGCACGCCAGAAAATCGTCGAAGCTCCCGTAGCTTAATTCGAAATCCAGGCCGCCCGATACTGCCACCCTTGTTCTCGACACGCCGACAATCTGCCTGTCCGGGCGGATCTCGTTACTGTTGGCGATGTCCGTGTCCTGCTTGAGGCTTTCCCCGGTCAGTCTCACCTTCTGCAAATTGCAGCCAGTCACCTGCTGGCCGAACGTGGATTCCTGAGCGTATGCCAGCAATACTTGTGAAATGTCACTTACAGTCATAATCATTCCCTTTCAAAGGATTTTGTTTTACCCAATATCATCGGCATAGAACGGGCAATTGACGTTAATCTGCCACTCTGCGCCATTCCTGCCGCGAACGTCTGTTGATGGGGTCCCAAACGTGACCCCGGTGTCCGTGACGCGCTTAAAAGCTGTTATGACCGCATCGGCTATCACCAACAAATCGCCATCCCCTTTGCCCGCCGGGCCAAACAACTGCGCTATCATAACCCCCGGCGTCCGGTCCCTGTTTCCCGTCGGGCTGCCTACCGACTTTTGAATAGTTTCGCCGAACTTGACAGTCAGCCTGCACCATTCAGCATTGTCAGGATTGTCCAGCTTATGATTGTCGTATTGAGTAGCCAAAGACAGGACGTCCGCCACCTGCGCCTTGAAGCGGCTGCGTATCGCGTTGGCAATTTCCGTCTTTGTCATTACGCTGCCTTAAACATATTCCTGAGTTCTTCGATTGTTATAGCCAGCATACCTTCCGGGGCCTGCCCACTATGACCGTGCTCAAGTTCCTCGATGTAATCGATATTGTTCGAAATCCAGACCACTTGCATATCAGGGAGTCCGGCCAACGCAGCCAATCCCTTCGCAATCGTAGCGTCGCCCTTTTTGTCTGTCTGATCAAACTTTCCTTCTGCAGGCTCGCCTATCGTAACCTGCCAGTTCCCTCGAGCGCGTCCGGTATCAACAGGGGTCTTTTGTACGAGCCTTCGAAGGGCTTCAAGCACAATCTTTTTTTGCAATAAAGTGACCTTGCCCGGAATGCTTTTGGCAAACTGTGTTATCTCCGAATTAAATTGTGCCAGGTTATTCGTTACCACTTTTCTCAACGCCTTAACTGGAACAAATACAGGCATATCCATTCACCGCTGTATATCGGAGAGACCTGTATTATTGTCCAAATATCACTTCCAACCGTAACGCTCATTCCTTTGGCCGGGGTAAATTCGATGTCCTTTGCCGGGACACCGGAAAGCATGTCACCCGCCTTAATCAAATCCCCGTCAACGTACTTCAAATCAATCGAGTAAGGCGGAATGACTTTGAGAGGGTATTGCGTAGCGTCGCCGGGCGTGCTTGTTCCGGTTGCCGGGCTGTAAGTCTCGCCGGGGTAAACCCAAAAAGTGACAGTCTTGCCAACCTCGGCGATGATTTCGAACACGTCCTCAAGCAGCTCGGTATCCAGCTCCGTAGCCGTGCCGGATACAGTTGGAGCGACCGGAGAATCTATCGCCTCCAGAAAACCGCCTGAGAACACGGCAACTAAATCCGCACCCTGAATACTCATAACACCGTCACCTGCCTATAAGGAGTTGTTGTGCTCATTGTCACCTCGGCGATAACAGTAACGCCATCGTCGGGATCGAGAATTTCCTGAACGCCTGGAGAGCCAACTTTATCACGCGCCAAACCAAGCGCCCACGCGGCAAGCACTTTTGTCATTGCGCTCTTGCACAGAATGTCCTTGCCTACCGGGATATGAAGATCGCCCGATTCTTTAGCGTATGCAAAATATTGAACGTCCTTAGTCCAGACGGCGGTTGCTAAAGACAGCCCCCAATGCCCGTCCCCTGTGAGCGTCGAAGCCCCGGCGATAGACTCGGCCGCCTGCCATGTCTGATCCGCTCCGCGATACCACTTGCCGGCGTTATCGCCGTTCACCGCCTGCAAATAAAAATTGACCGTGCCGGCGACGATCGGATTACCGCTTGCCTTGGCAACGAGCGGCAAAGCAATAACATTAGCCTGTCCCGTGTAAACAATCTGCATTGCTTATGCTCCCTTCAACCAATCGGATTCATAAGCCTATGCACCCAAATAGGTTACATTCCATGTCACGGTCAAAGTATCGTCCGCACCCTTGGCGATCTGGGCGGCAAATACGGCGATTGCGTAGGTGTGAGTCTCATCGGCTTCGCCCGCGGCGGTTGTGTTATCGACAATAGCAACGCGATTGATTGTGGCGTCCGTACCTTCACCGGCAGCCCACAGCCTGCGGAACTGTACTATATCGTCGGTTGCCCCTGCCTTTGGCGTGCTGTCATCGAGGGCCTTGGCCGAACCAGCCACATAATCGCCGACGGCGATAAAGCTGCCAGCCCCATCTTTTGATGCTGCCGTCGAGGCCGTTCCGAGCTTCATGCCCCAGGTTGCGTAAGCGGCTGTAAATATTGCCTGCGCAGCGAAGAAGTCGCCCTGTTCCGTGACGAGATTATGCGTGACCTGCCTTTGCTTGATTTTGCCGTCCGGACCTCTAAGCACGGCAATGACCTCACCTCTAAGCCTCAAACCATCTTTTTTCATTTGTTCTGCTTGCATTACAAATTCCCTTTCAATGAGTTTTTTTCGCCAAAAGAAAAGGGGGCCTCAAAGTCTTTCGACCTCGAAGCCCCCGTAAAAGGCTGCGATGTTTACGGCATCTCAGCGGAAGCTACCCCGCCTATGCCTGATTTTCTTCTGGCTTAGTTAGCTATTTATTGATTTACTCCTTTGGCTCTATATTCATTTCGCCGACAAACCAATTGTCATCCCAATTACCAGATTCTTCATCATCCGTATCGTGGACAAGATTGAGAAAATGCTTTTCCAGTAAATCAAAGGCACCGTCGATGTTCTCGGCCTCAAACTCTATGTCGGCTGTGAATTTGAATTTTTTCATGCTTCGCTTCCTTTCTATCTATCCTTCCAAATATCCATTAAACAATATTTTTCAATTAGCTCAATTTGCGATGGCGGTATAGGTTCGCATACAATTACAGCTTCCTCCTGTCCCGTATGATATTTAAGATTTTCAATATGACCGCTATGATGGAGGGTGATATTAGCATCAGGATCGTTCGGGGCATGTAAAATCTTATCTCTATTGAATTTTGCACGTAAAAGAACTGCTTTGACAGTATTCTTGTAGGCCATTTGATACAGTATGCAGCCCCTGTGGGCCAGTCCCGTAATCACCATATCCCAAATCCAGATACCGACAATATAATCTCTTTTAAAAATAGGTACGAATTCCTGCCTGCGGATTTTATAAGGTTGCAATCCTTCAACTTGAATCTTCTTCCAACATTCCTCGCTGGTATAATGATAACCTGTTGAAAGTTTTGTTTTCTTGGTCTTGTTCATTTCAGTTATGAGTTTGCCTCATTACCATAAATGCCCAGGCGGCCTTCATTAGACCGCTAAGCTGATGTATTTCTTCATCCGTAATATTCATGCTGTCGTTTATCGACCGAATTGCCACAGATACTCTAATCATGGCGTCGAGAGTTCCTATGGCATCGCCCTGTGTCCGCAGATAATCGATGAGCTTTGTGACCGAATCGGATATGCCGAGCGTGTCTGTTAATGCTATGAGCCTGCCTAAAGCAATGCCGTCTGTGATCCCCTCCGAATCGCTGATGATCCGGCTGACCGCAAAGAGGCTCGCCATGGCGTCCGTCAAGCCGAGATTATCTGAAAGAACCCGGAGCGTTACAAACACCCTCTCCGTACTGTCGCTTATGCCCAGGGCGTTATTGATTGTCCTGAAATAATTCCCGACACCGTCGGTATCTATTGCATCCGTGATGCCAAGCGAATCCGCAACCGTTCTTAGCACGGTCCAGATCCGGCCCATGTCATCGGCAATGCCCATTGAGTCCGCTATCGTCTTGACGGCAACATAGACGCGGGACGCCGAATCGGTAAGCCCTATTGAGTCGGCAAGAGATTTGCCTTCACCCTTCGATTGTGAATCCGTGATACCAATGTTCTCTTGCACCATCCGAAGCATCACAAGCAATGAACCCAGGGCATCGGTCAAGCCAACCTCATCGCTCTCTGTTTTCACGATAGATAATTGCTTTGTGAAATCATCCGTCAGGCCCAAAGCGTCCGTGACAGCCAAAACCCTTTTCAATGTAAGGCCGTCCGTAATACCCTCACTGTCGCTTACGAGCTTGCTGATGGCAAACAGGCTTACTACTGAATCGCTTATAGCAAGGCTTTCAGATATAACACGCAGGGCGATGAAAGTTTTGGATGTGCTGTCGGTTAAGCCGATGGAATTGTTTATTGTCTTAAGAATATTGCCGATACCCTCGGCATCCATCTCGTCCGTAATGCCTAAACTGCTGGCAAGAGTCCTGACAACCGTCCACACGCGGCCGATATCGTCAGCCATTCCGAGAGAATCGGCTATCGTTTTTAAGATCGCGTAAACGTGGGTCACTGAATCGGTAACGCCGATAGAATCCGCAATCACCTTACCCTCATCTTTGGTTCGGGAATCGGATATACCCATCGCATCGAGGACCGTCCGCAGGATAGACAATAGGGAAGTCAATGAATCGGTCACGCCAACAGGATCGTCCTGAGTTCTAAGAATAGTCAGCAGCCTCGTAAGGCTATCTGTCATGCCCAGGCCGTCCGTCACCAACAATACTCTGCTTAAAACAACGCCGTCCGTTATGCCTTCGCTGTCACTTACAAGCCGGCTGACGATGAACAGCTTTACAACAGAGTCCGTCAAGCCGAGATTTTCAGACAAGGTCCGCAACGCAACATGGATCCTGGAACTGCTGTCGGTCAGGCCCAGGGCATCGTTCATTGTTCGCACAAACGCCTCGCCGCCGGGCACGAAATCCTCGGACATTAAGTCCGTCATGCCAAGATCATCGGCAACAGTTCTCAGAGCCGCCCAGACACTTGAAACGCTGTCGGTCAGGCCCAGGGATTCAGCTATAACCTTAAGGGTGCTGCAAATTCTATTTGCTTCATCGGTCAATCCTATGCTGTCTGCAACCGTCCTCATAATTGCAAACAACGATGTCAGGGAATCAGTCAAGCCTACTTCATCGCTTTGTGTTCTTACGAGTGCCAGCAGTTTTGTAAAATCATCGGTCAGGCCAAGAGAATCCGTCTCTACCAACATTCTGGCCAATACCGTCCCGTCGGTCAGGCCCTCGCTGTCGCTTATGATCCTGTTGATAGCCAGGAGCTTTACAACCGAGTCCGTCAGTCCCAGATCGTCCGACAATGTTCGCAGGGCGATATGAAGCTTAGAACTGCTGTCAACAAGGCCAAGGCTATCGGCAACCGTGCGATATTGCCCCTTGGTTGCGGCCATAAGATCGGTGATTCCCATATCATCAGAGACGGTCCGGATCTCCGCCAATAAGCTGGATATGTTGTCGGTCAGGCCAAGCGACTCGGCGAGGACCCTGACAACAATAATAATTCTTGTCGCTTCATCGGTCAAACCAAGCGAATCAGAAATAATCTTAGCTTCACCTTTCGCAGTAGAATCTGCAATGCCTAACGACTCGAGTATTCTTGCGGCAATACCGTTAATCATGCCGGCGTCTGTCAGCCCGATCGTATCGGCGACTATCCTGTCGAGAACGCTGATGCTCGACGGCAAATCGGTTATGCCAAGCGACTCGGATATGACCCTCAAAATGACGGAACTGCGAACCGCATCGTCCGTTAAGCCGAGATTGTCGGCGATAGTACGAAACTGGCCCTTGGTCCCGGCCATTGAATCGGTCAAGCCCAAAGTCTCGGCCAACGTTTTGTTGAATACCACCGAAGCAATCTGAGCATCGGTCAATCCAAGCGACTCAGCCAACGTCTTAATAAATCCCGCCGAAGCGACTTGCTCATCCGTCAATCCCAGAGATTCGGCGAGGACCCTAATCGCACTCTGTCCAAACGTCCTGGCATCTGTTACGCCGATTGAGTCGGCAAGCACCTTTCCTTCGCCCTTGAATTGAGAATCGGCAATATCGAGTGAATCCGCCAATGTTCGCAAGATACCTTTCGTTGAAATATTTGCATCTGTAATTCCAAGAGACTCAGCCAATGTTCGCAATGCCACGATGTTCCTGCTCTTGTCGTCTGCAACACCCATAGACTCGTCGAATCCGCGAAACATTGTTTTTGTATGCGTATTCGCATCTGTTACGCCGAGAGTCGCTGCGAGAATGCGAATCAAAGCGAAAAGCTTTGTCTGAGCATCTGTTATACCAACGCCATCATTGAACGTTCGTATGTAATCGTCACCTGCCGGTGCAACAACCTTGAACGCCACCATCGCATAGGCTTCGTACCAATAAGCGTCTTTAGCGCCTGATGAGACATTTGCCATGCCCATTTCAAGCGAATTGACCAAAGCCTGAGACCATGCAGATGCGCCCTGCGGAGTATCGGCGGCATAAAGTTTAAGCCATGTAGGGGCAGTTGGGTCGTCTATGTTGTCATTTACGTAGTCACCATCAGAAACAATGACCTTGTTGCCGTAGTCATCAGCACCGCCGCCATCCGTTTCGTAATACCACATGAAATTGACGGCTACGATAGTATCGCTACCGCCAATACCGGCAAGGTTGCCGCTGCCACATTCATCCATCACAACAGAATAACGATATATATTAGCATCACCATCCGATTGACAACCGTCAGTTATAACTGGCGGATCGCTGTCGAGATATGTATATAATGCATCAGTGATTTTTCCTAAATTTCCCCAAGCGTCCTCATCAGGGTATCCCGAAATAGTATCTTGGTCAGTTCCCTCTCCTACCGGGCGAGCGGCTAAAACTCGGATGTCACCGAGGTCAGAACTGCTTAAAGTGTCACTGATAGCAAGATCGTCAAAATATATATCTGCACTTACTGACGAACCAATACCTAATTCAAATCCATAACCGGATGATCCCCAATACGCCGAACTTAAATCTACCTCGTCATGCTCAAGACTACCATCGATCCAAACATAGCTTTGTGTTAAGCTTAAAGATGCAAACGATATTCGATGCCACTGGCCGGTACTTAACTGGGTTGTGCCATCAAACTTTTTTGTGTTTGCTACATATAAGTCAAGCTCGCCGTTTGTAGTTAATCTAATATTTGTCATTAACGTGCCGGCACTGCCGCATATAAGAGTGTCTGCATTGGGCAAGGCGTTGATATATATATAAAATGTTCCTGCACGTACATAACCTGACGCCGCTAAGAACATAACATGAGCCTCATCCGATGATGGATTACACCGCATCCCATAGTTACCAGAATGAGCCGCTCCAACAACAAACGTAGGCGAACCGACAACGCTCGCCCAAGCGTCTGCCCCACCAGTTTCAAAACCATCATGGAATATGAATGCCATTTACAGCCACCATTCCCCTGTAATCGGGCCAAGTTCTTTGTTCTGGCATTTTGAAGTCATCGGATATTTCGCCCCTGTATTTGCCATAGCTTACGCCGCTCCTCCTATGGCAACGCTGTAATCGTAAATAATCGGCGAAGGTTCAGGGCCTTCTTCAGTATTATCTATCAGGACATGCGGCTCGCCCAAAATCCATTCATATACAGACTGAGTAGCTGCCGGTTCGCCAAGAATCCATTCATTCTGTGCCATTAACTCACCACAGGCTTAATGTCAACGTCTATGTATTCACTGGCATCCTCATACTCGGCCAGATAAAACCAGAGATAAACCCAACCTGTTCGTAAGGGTGTAATTGTTACTGAGAACGCTGTCCATTCAGCATCGTTTGTTATGGTTTGAGTGGAATCAATCTCCGTTCGAGCGGCGGATGCCCCGTTGGATAAGTATGATGCACGGAGAAATGCTTCGGATGCTGTCAAGGCACTGTCCCACGCAGAGCCTGTTCTCGCATAGACGGTTATCGTTATCTCGACAGATGCCGATGCCCAGATGCGAGAGAATCCTCGTAGAGTATCTCCAAGAATCAAAGGAAAGTTAGGCCCACATTGGTCACTTGAAAGCATCTTCGCATAAGAGTCCGCTCCGCCGCTTCTTGGCGAGGATGTCTCTCTCGTAATAATCCCAGAAGGAAGAAGCGTTCTATGCGATTCAAATACAGCATCCAAATCTTCTGTAAAAGTTCCGCCAGTATAATCGTAAGAGCCAAAAAAACTATCCCATGTCCCATTATAGGAACAATTTCTTGCCCAAATCACCCCGCCGTATTGGCTTTGAATGCATGAAGTGCTAAAATTATTAGAGGGTTCAAAAATACAATCTAATAGATAGCACGTACCAGCATAACAATAGATGCCGATTTGAGAACCAAGTCCAGAACCGGCGTCAAATGTACAATTTTTAACTAATATCAATCCGGAGGAAATATATAATTGACCATTTATATGATTGATGTCACTAAAAGAACAATTATCAATAGTAGCATGGCCTCCTGTTTTCACCCATAAAGCAGAATATGTCGCTGAATCAGAAAAAGAGCAATCTTTGAAATACCATCCTAAAGACCTGTCAACCTGCCATCCTCCAGCAGTATCCGCCCATTGTCTAATATCGAGCCTTTCAATCCACCAAAAGTCATCTGTTAATCCGAGAGCTTGATACTGAGCATCTTCAAAATCCACAATAGGCTTGACATCAGAGCCGTCGCTCCAAGGGTCATTAGTAACCGAGTCACAACCTATAATACTAATATAATCATCAACAGTTCCATCTTCATCGAAAGTAATGTCCTTCGCTTCCGTACCCTGGTCCCAAGTGATATTTGCCCTGAGAAAAGCCCTGTCTCCTGCCGTTCTAACCGTATCGGTCGTGTACTTGGTTATGGTTTTCCAGGCATTGCCGGTTGACAAGCCATCGTTTCCATCGTTGCCGTTGTCGTAGTCGATATAGTAATCAGCCTGGTCGTGCAGATTAGTCCTCACAACAAGATCTTTTTCACGCAGTTCAACTTCTTTGAGACAGACAGCCAGCTTGTCGAAAAGCCTCTGCTCCTTCTGGTTGGCATAATACCATTCATCCATCTTGGCCTTAACTGCGTCCAGTATTTCAGCATCGGATTTCAGCGCCTTACCATCGTCAGAAACTTTCACATCGAAGTTCCATTCTCCGACAAGACGCTCGCGTAGAGTATTTATTTTGCGAACGTACATCGGAATAAGACAATCAAAATCCTTTTGAGAGCGATGCGTTATATCTCGATACTCGATCTTCTGCTCCCATGCCGCCTGATTCAATTTCTTGTAATCGGCATGAGTATTTATTTCATTTATAAAATAGTCCAATGACAGGTTCATACTTTCCTCCCTTTGGAAAGTGATTTTATATAGATAACAAAAAAAAGAACTTCTTAGCCTCTTTCGAGTGTTCCCACGCCTATCAACTGTTTAATTAAGCCGTCTATGAGTGGATATTTCTTGACTTGGTTATATCCGCCGGAGTATGACACGCTCTTTGATATTGGCCCGACCGTGACGCTTGTGCTGCTGATAACGCCGGGCTTCGTTATGTCATCAAAAAGTGTATCTCCTTCAACAACTCGCAACGCAAGCTCCGCAGTTGCATCTTTTAGCTTTTGTGGGATTGCGTCACTGTCATAATACGCAGAATCGTAAGTGTCGCTCTTTTCCGCCCATATACGGGGCCATGCAAGCGACTGAGCATCGGAACATTTGGCCCCCTTCCAAAGTCCTGCATACCGAACGTCAAGATATTGAGTAGCAAGCCGAAGGGCCTTTTCCTTGACGGCCTCTGTAGCTGCTATCCACAGCGCAGAGGCGCTATGTGCTAAATTGTAAGAATCGGCATCGGTCAACGACAAATAGCTGTCAGCATCCGTCTTGCCGGTTCCGTCCTCAACTACAAGAGCCATTTGTTGTTACTCCTGATCTTCGGAAGCGTTTGTTTCTTCGTCCGAGCCGGTTTCTTCGCTGTCGGTAGCTCCGCTCGCTTTCTCGGCTTCTTGAATTGCTTCGAGAATATCACCCCTTTTTGTCACTTTGGATACGTCGATATTGTTCAGTTTGGCGTAGTCCCTGAGTTTAGGAATGGTCATATTGACCAGCAATTCAGGCTCCGGCTCAGGCATAATCTCGGGCTCAGGCTCCGGCTCCGGCACAATCTCCGGCTCAGGCTCGGGACCATCCAGATTCGCAGTCCCGGATCTCAAAATATCCATAGCATCGACCGGCCAGACTTTTATCCATCTCTTTTGAGCTATGAGCCAAAGACTGACCTTGCCCCGCTCGTCAATAGCCTCAGTAATCGGCCTTGCACTTTTTCTCGCCGCTTTCATTGCCTCATCCTTTTGTGCCAACATGACATCGACATTGATATCGACCATAATAATTCCCCTTTATGATTTACCTGATTTACCCCTTGCAGATTCGGCCCTGGTAATTGATACCTGTGCCGACATGCGTTCCGGCAACCACGGTATAGAGCCTGAGATAACGATACACCGTTCCCATAAACTCGTTTCTAAACGGCATGATGATTCTGCCGATAGACGTGACTATATCTCCGTTAATGGCCGCAGCCGCCCCAACCGCTACAGCCGCAATGTCGGTATATACGCTGGCAAAGGTCTCGGAGTTTGAGCCCTGCAGGAGAATGTCGTACCGCTCGTCGCCATCGGCACCGGCCCTTGTAGCCCCAAGCGTTAACCCATCAAAGACGTTTGTGACCGCGTCGAATGTCTCGGTTGTCGCTATCGCATCGCTTGCAACCCCTTTAGTCTTGGCAGTTAGGATTGCAATGTCGGCGACACTAAATGCGGCAATATCGACTGTCGGGTGCGCCGTCATAAGGGCGGCATATCCGGTCCCGGGCGTCCCGCCCAGAACAAAGGCTTCCACTATGCTGGCCTGGGTGTTCGCCGTTGCCGCCCCGACCTCGATATGGCCGTCGATATTATCCAATGCACCATTCATATCGAAGTAGTAAACCTTCGTGTCGATTGTCATCGTATCGCCATCGGCGCCGGCCGCCGTCGTTCCGAGCGTGCCAGCGTCGAAAATATTCGTTCCGGCGTTAAACGTTTCAGTTGTTGCTATCGTATCGCCCGCTACGCCCGTTGCTATTGCGGTAACGATAGAATCGTCAGCAGCAAACGCCCCCATTCTGACCAGGGGGTGCGGCGATGTAGACCCTGCGAAATATTCCGTCCCTGCCGTACCCGTCCCGTTGATTGTGGCCAAAATGTTTAGCTGTGTTGCGGCAGCAGTAGCACCAATTAGAATATCATTGACCAGGCTCGGCACGTCCTGGAACCTGTACGTAGTCGTGCCGATTGTCATGGTATCGACATTTACATCGACGGGATTTACATCCAATGTCAGCAGGCCCTGCGATGAATTGCCGCCCGTGCAGTTCGTATCGAGAGTCAGAGCGCCTTGGGCAGCCGATCCATCGACTTCAATGCTGGCAATATCAATCAAAAGCTCACAGTCAATAACGCCCTCACCGACATCGAGAATCTTGGCTACACCGCCCACAAGGGCGGCCGCCGATGCAGCAATGGCGCCTGCATCCTTCAAAACTAAAGCCGATTCGTAAGTAAAGTTGTGTCTCATAATTTTTACCCTTATGCCTGGATATTGAGATTAAAGAACAAAAGCTTGCCGGCAATAAACCGGCAAGCCGACCTTATTTTTTACGTGATTAGCCCGCTCTTTTTGCCAGTCTTGCGGAGTAAGTAATGCTGTTCGTGGCCCCGACCGTAACGGTATAAAGTCGGACATACGGATATATCGTTCCGCAGTATTCATTATCGAACGGCAGGATATATCGACCGATAGTATCATCCCTGTTGCAATCCGACCGCTTTGTCTCCATAGCACCTAAGCTTATGGCGCATCTGTCAACAAGGGTTGCCGGCGTGCAGGCGAGATCCGGCGAAAGCTGAGCAATGATGTCATACATCTCATCATTGCCGACAATGTCCATAGCGGTGACGTCGATGATTATATCGCCCTGGACCAGTCCTTCACCGATCAACGGAATAACTGTGGCGGCAGCAGAAGCGGCTATTGCCCCCGACGCCTTCAGGTTTAGCGTGGCATCGTCAACTGTGCGATTTCTTAACATATTAAACTCCTTTCAAGAGTTTACGTTTTGTATTAGTTGTATTTTCAAAAACAAATTCATTGCCGAAACTTCACTGCCGATTACGCAACAGCTACGGCGTCGCTGATAGACCACAGCCTTGCAGCGGCCCTCGGGTGCTCGATGCAGATTCCGTTGTACCATTCGACGCGGGTCAGTTCGGTCACTGTGGCCGTCTGCTCGCCAACCATGCGAACGTCAATACTTCCGTTCTGAAGTCCCTCAATCATCCCATCGCCGACCGATATGCAATAGATCGAAGTGGCGGTGGCTGCGGCTCCAACATTGTTGGATACTTCAAGGAAGTTCAGAATATCGGCGCCGGTATGATCTCTGTCTGCGATAATAATCGGAAGCTCATCGTACAACATGACCGCTTTGCCAAATTCATCTTTGGTCCAGGTAATATTCCCGCCTACAGCCGCCGTGCGCGCTGCAACACTAAGACGCCTGCGCATTTTCTTGTTCATAATCAAATGCGTGGGATTATCGACCGAGTCAATCAATGTATCCAGGTTCAACAGCGATAAAGGATCGCCGCCATTTGTAGTGCCGTTGGCAGTCAACTGAGCGCCCGTCAATCTGACCTGCAAGCCGTCAAGAGAAGCCGGCGTTGTGACCGAGCTGCCCTTAATGAAAGCCAACGTCCATGCGTGGGCAAGCGCCTTGATCTTCATAATCTGGTGGCGTTCGCGGACTCCCTCGCCGCCCGTCTTGATTATGAACGGATCAATCGACAGATCGCCACCGGCAATTACAAGCGGCTCCACCTGGGGATTGATAATCCCGGTGCTGGCGGTATATCCCGCATTGACTCCGCGAAATCCGATGCCGGGCAATGTTTGCTCTTGGTTATATGCATAGGCGTTGCCGGCGATGTCCCTGAACGGCAACACCCTCAAGATGTCTGAGGACATGGCATACGTCTCAACAACCGCCGAACGCAGCACCTCTCCTCGATTGACCATAAGCTTTGAAGCTTCAATAAGTGTCAAACTCATAACAGTTACCTTTCAAAATTCTTTTACTTTGTAATTCCCAACTCATGTGCTTTTTTAAGCCTTTCGGCGGGCGGCAGCTTTCCGAGTTCTTCGTTAGTGATCTTGCCGGTTTTCGTTGTACTCGATTGGACAGCGCCGCTTCCCGAGGCGCCTGTACCATCGAACAAAGGAGCATAGGCATCGTTGCTTTTCATTTCGACAACGAGTTCTGATATTGACATTGGTGAAGTAGAGCCTGAAGCCGGACTGATTCTCGGATTTCCATCGTTGCCTATAACCTCAACGATGAAATCGCCGCTGTCGGTTTTTCTCATTCGGGTCAATTCACGAATTGGATACAGCAATACGCTTGCCGATTTGGGGCTGCCTCCATGTTCCGCTATTGCCTTGATGGCATCGGAATCAATCATCTTTTTTTGGAGCTGTTTCGTGAGCATGGAAACTTCATCTTCCTTCTTTGTGAGTTCCCCGCGATGCTTGTCCTCGATCTGTTGCTTCAAGACCGCTATCTGCTCTTTGACCTTGTCCTCGGGCTTCCAGTTCGCCATTTCCTCGACCTTACTGAGCGCATCCCGCGCTTTGTCCACATCCAGACCCTCGAATGATTTGAGCTTATTTTCCGCCGCCTCCCGCGTGGTACGCTCTGAGCTTAATGCCGACTTGAGACCCTTGACGTCCTCCAATGCAAAACCTTCCACCGCCGTCACATCGAGCAGAAACGTCCCGTCACTCTGCTTTTTGTACTCCTTCTTGAGATCGTCCGACAAACCTGTGAAAACCTCTTCTTTGATAATCGCTGCCAGTGCCATAATTGTTACTCCTTCGGCTTCCCGCCTTTAAGCAGCCTTCCCGGCCGCCGGGCATCCCGCCCTGACTTTTCGTATTCGCTGCGGGCTACACACCCGCTTGATTAGCTTCGTGCGGGCAATAAAAAAACGGCAAGCAAAGAGAGTAAGGCTCCTTACTTGCCGTCGTTATATTCTTGCGTCTCACTGCGACTGGCCGGTCACAGCGAAAGCCCGCACATTTTATTCAATTGTCTAAACTGCTAACTTTTCAAGTTCCTTTAACGTCAACGGCTTATTCCTTCGGTCGATGAAGTCGTTTAGCTTTAATTGGCCGGACCTGAACATTTTCGCACGCCCAACTCCAAGCGCTTCGTTCTGCACGTCTGCTGTCTGTTTTTTCAGCCAGGCTGGATAAGTCTGCGTTGCCGGTACCTGACCGTTCATCGAAGCCCTCGTGCCAGCAGGCAGTTCTTTCGCATCAATGCCAAGCTCCTTCCAGGACTTCAACACCGGGGCGGTAGTGCATCTGCAACTGTAATGAAACGGGGGCCTCCGGCCCTCATCGACCTGGTAAACCTTGCCATCAAGATTCATGCACTCAAGGCAAGTCCTCGTATCGAGCGTAGCAAGGATCTCAACGCCCTTAACGACGTCCGTATTGGCGGCATAAACCTCATCCCTTGCCGCGTGAGAAACGTTGCTTGTGGCCGTCCTGACAACGGAATTAAGATTGTGCCTGCTGGTATTCAGTATGCCGTCCGTGTATTGAGCTGCCCGCGTCCCCTTGATCCTCCGGACGATATCAGCAATACCCTGACCTTCAATCATGCCGTTTTGAATTGTCCTGTTTACATTGAAAGCCGTATCCCTTGCCAGCTTGCCGAACCACTCCTTAACCAAAGCCCCCTCCATCGGCTGCTGAGTCACAAGCGCTTTGAGCATATTGGCGTTCGGAGAAACAAAATCATAAGCGATCGGCATAAAATTCTGCATTGTCTTTATCAGCCAGGACGATTCCACCTTGGCGAAATCCCTTAGCTGACCATACATCTTGCTCTCCATCACAAGATATTCCGCCCTCACCAGATCGCCGTTGTCTTTGAAAAGCGACTGGAGTTTCTTGCTGCTCATTGTCACCGTTCGCAGGCTCTTTTCGATCTTTGCCAAAAGCTCAGGCTCAAGCGTTTTGTTGAATTCGGCAAGAATATCGTTTGCAACCTGCGTCTTGTACCGCTCCAGATACAGGGCGTGACGGATTGCCCTGTCTGCGATTAGCTCGTTGACGGTTGTTGGCAGATCGGGAAGTTTCGGCAGATTCTTAGGCATTTATTCTTCCCACCATTCCTTTGCATCAGCTTCCTGGGCGGTCATATTGCCGCAATTGCCACATTCGAGATTATCAAGATCGTCGGTCACGGCCGGCACAATGGCTGTTTGTTCGTGACTGCAAATACGACACTGTAAATCAATAACAATCCATTCCTCACTTATCCCCAAATCTCTCAATTCTTGTGTGACCACATTCAAGTCATCAACCATCTCATCCGACAAAGGGCTGTCAACATCTTTGTATGCCTCGATAACTTCATTCTTGTTCTTGAAAAGAATCATTATTCTGCTCCTAACCCAATCATCCCCAAAGCCGGCCCTTCCGCCTCGATAGCGGCAATTTCCTCGTCTATATCCAGCGTCTCGGAAAGCAGGGCACGTCTCTTGACTTCTCTCAGGAACGTCTGTCTTGAAAGCTCGCGGGCTTGTCGCATTTTAATCAGCTCTGGTACATCCTTCATCGCCCTTACCCAGATATCGAAGGTATTGAAAATATCGACCTTGAAATCTTCCGGCAGCTTGGCACCGATCCATTCGGCGGCTGTCTCGTAAGCCTGCCTCAGTAATCTCTCAAGAGACATTACCCACGCCTGGATATCGCAGTTGGCCCTGGACTCGTCTATCGACTGGCCCGTTGCCGTCTGGCTCGCTATCCTTCGCAGGAACGGCTGCAAGCCGAGAATCATCATCCTGTCCTCAAGCTTGTCTATGTCCTTTGCGCCCGCGTCAATAGCGGTACCGGAATGCTCCAGAAATTTTACATCGCCCTCGGGATTTGAAGTTGAGATTATTTGATTCGGACCTAATGCAATCTTATCAGTCTCTTCCGTACTGAAGCCCTTTGCGAATAGTGTTATCGTCCGTGCCATGTGAAGGATGTTTCTCTGGTCGCTGTCGCTGCGGAAATGTGCCAGGTTCGTCTCGGCCAGCTCCCTCAGCGGCGGATCGGCAGTCAAAAAACCCGTCTGATTAGCGTATCCGGTCACAAGCGGAACCTTGCCGAGACTGTTGGGGCCTTCAGTTAAGAGTGCATATTCGTCCTTTTCTCCTTCGACATATAGACGCCAATTATCGCGCTCGTAAACCCTGATATATTTGACCTGCTTTTCGCCCCATTCACCAACTGGCTCGGTCTGTGTTTCCGCAATCCTGATTTGTGTCAATACGTTATTGCCGCTTGCATCTTTCTCCATGCGCCATCCTATAAGCTGCTCGGGCTTAATGTTTATAAACCTTGGCATTATCCTTGCGGACCTTTCCTGTGCTCGATTCGGCGTAGTCCCGTCCTCGGCAACCGTACTCGGATAATCCACGAGAATATGACCGATTCCGCGATTGACGAACTGAAAGAATATATCCTTTGCCAGTTGAGCAAGAGAATTGCCCTGGCCGTCAACATCGTTCTCTATTTCATCCAGCGGCACAGGCAGATCTCCGTATAGCTTCACCGGCTTGCTGAAAGGCTTGCCGCAAATACTCTTGACCGTATCGCCGTAAGCACTGAACAGGATCGAGTTGGTAACCCGCGAGTTGTAATGTTTCTGTTCTTCCTTGTCGAACTTCGGCAGGTAGTTAGTCGATCCCGCCTGCATAGCGGCAGTGCCGGCAATCAGATCGTCAATCAAAGTCCACTCCGAAGCCATCGCGTTATAAGCACTGCACGGGGTATTTGCCTTCGCTTCATTCGTCTTAGCCATAATAATATTTCTCACACCAAAAGTTTCTCTGCATCTATTTTGCTTCTAACTTCGGCAATCACGCCTTCTTTTAACAAATCCAGCAGCTTGCCGTCCTGCCTCCGGGCCAGTTGTGACTCAAGGTCTGCTTTGATGTTTTGAGTCAATAGCCTGCTGCCGATTTGTAATTGCAAATCCCTTGCCCTGTTTTTCTTTGCCTGTCCCATATTTAGTTTTTAACCTCCCTGAGAATTTCGCGCTGCATCGTAATCATCTGCTGTTGTGCAACATCAATTCGGTCTATCTTCTCATCAAGTCTTTCAATGTCCTTGCCGATGCTCGTTACCGCTATGGTGTTTGAGTCAATTTTCGGCACGGACTTTGATATTGTCTCTGTATTCATTTCGACGCTTTTGCAGATCCCCGCCGCGTTCCATATCCAAACCAATGAGGCAAGAAGCAAAGCCACCAATGTGCCTATAGTAACTTTCAAAAAAGTCCCGTTCTTTGTTTTGTCCATTTTATTTTTCCCTTCCGATTTCAACTCGCTTGTCTAACGCTAAGGCTGTAAGTTTTTGCCAAACATCTATATCTGACATCATCTGCAATATGGTCCTCGGCCTCAGTATCGACATCATCGGCCTTGTGTTTGTCTCTCGGAAGAACAGGGAATGTGCGTATGAACTGCCGGCACGTATCGAGTGCGTAAATCCCCGGACCTTCCCTGCTGATGGAGTTTTTCAAACGCTCCCTGAGAATCTCCCAGCCATTGATACGGCTACCGGGCGACTTGTTTGCCCGTGTCCATCTGATACCCATTCTTTCCATATCACTTGCGATACAATTACCGTTCTCTATTGTGTATATCGAAGAATCGGCTGGGCCGGGATTGATTGCCCTGCCGAGCTCCTTCTGATAATTAAGGACCTTGCGTGCAACTTCAACCGCAAGCTCCCTGGTCCCTTGGTTAGGCTTTCCCGTCCATCCGTACAATTCCGCAAACCGAAACAAATCGCCTCGCTGCGTAGCTCTAAGGGATCCGTCCGGCAACTTGACATCGCAGCCGTCGGACTCCGCCCAAAACCCGACCGAGTAAGGCTTACTGCTGCCCCAGTCGAAAGACCTGTCAAGCTTCCACGTCGCCGGTATCTCGAAGGGCGCAACAATATGAACCTTACTGTCCCAAACATCGTCGAACATTCCGCCCGCGACGATGTCCCAGTCACCTTCGAGCCAGGCGGCACGCCTTGCCCCCGTCTGGGATCTCAGCATGTTCACGTAAGCCGGATCGTTTTGCAGGACAATCAAATTCTCCCATATTGTGCCGTGTATCGTAACCCTTTCCATGCCATCTTCGTCCGGTATGACAATCCCTCTCGGTGCCGGATCGATAAACCTGCCCTTTACCCAGTTGTGACCGACTCCGTAAGGGTTGGCCGTGCATCGATAGTGACGTGGAACGTTGGGGTCGCTTGACCTGCAGACGGTTTTCATGGTAATATAAAGTTCATCGTTCGGCCACAAAGTCAATTCATCCCATCCGA